CGAAGACTTTCAATGACTTCTTCTAACTTACGTTTTGAGAGTCCAGTTTCTAAACGTATTTCACTTGCTTGAATTGGAAAGTCGAACGTAGCGCAATTAAGAATCATATTTAACACACGAATTTCCATTTCGGTCATATTGCGACTTACACTCATATTTTTCTCCTTACTTCAGTCCTATTGGTGGATCTACGTCATATGTAAATTGCTTATCTGAATTTCTCAGATTCATACGAGCAATATTACTAGCGATTAATTGTTTATTTTCCTTTTGAGACTTAGCATGACTATCCAGTTCATTTACTAGCACCCAAAGGCATACAAGTGCGATAGTTATTAAATATAGGTATTCTAGCATTTTGTTTTCTCCTTTTCTTCATAGATTGCTAATCGTTTTTCAAGATCTGAGATACGTTGATTTGCTTGCTGATATTTTTCTTGAAGGTCTATCAATTCCCTGTTCGTATCCAACGGAACCAATCGCCAGTCTGTGTTGACTTCGATTTTTGTTGTGTTGAAAAACCATTTTGTGATTTTATCTAGTAATTTCATCCGACTGACCTCATTTTCTTGCTTGTTTCCATTTCTTTTTTCCATTCTCGACTACCTCTGTATTGCAGGTATGCGTCAAACCCTTTAATTGTGACAAGTTGGCCGTCATTTCTGAGGTGCTTCTGTTGACTAGGCAATTTCTTCATCTCTCGTCTCATGTCTCCTGCTTGTCGCTTTGTGCATCCAAAGATGTGTTCTAATTCTTCATCGTTGGCCGAAACCTTCTCAATGATCACATCCCTAATTCTCACAACTTCAATTGCTTCCATATTCGCTCCTTTCGTGATATAATTAAATTGAAAATTTTAGTAAGTGCCCGACTTCTCGTCAGGTGCTTTTTTGTTTAGGAATTTTACTTTCCATTGCCCTGAGCTCTATCTCATGGCTAACTTGTTTTAATAGCTTCTCACACGCTATTTTAGCTTCTCTGTATGTTGTATTCTCTCTGATAAAGTAATCAGCAAGTTCTATGATTTTATCTTCCATTCAACCTCCTATATATCAGTCTTGAGACCGATGTGATTCCTCCTTGATTTGATATAATAACTTTTGACTAGGACCTCTCACCGTTTTAATCAAAATTTCAATAGAAAGGAGTAATCTTATGTCAAAATTACGACCTAGACCTGAAAAGAATTATCCTAGCTATGGCTGGGATAATTTGGACCACACCATTCAAACGATTCTAAGTGATCCATTATTTAAGGTTTGTCACATAAATCCAGCCCGCTATTCTATTCCTAAAGACGAAATCATTTCAGAATGTATCAATGCTGGCTATATGGTTGAAGAACGTGAAGATGGTATCTTGGACATTTCGTGATTCGCTAGATTAATCACTTGAAATTCAAGTCTACTAATTCTTGTAAGTAAGTCTATCGGTTGTTCGATAGGCTTTTTTACTTTTCCACTATACGGATATCGTTTTGGTTTCATGTTTGCTCCTTTCTTTATGCGGTTAATCCGCAATATCGTGTAAAAAAATAATGTCATCAATAGACACACCAAAAGTAGTAGCGATTTGATAAGCTTGGGTTACAGTAGGTTCTGTTTTTCCTCGCTCCCAATTTCCCCAAGTATCAACAGAGACATCAATAGCCTCGGCTGCATCCGCTTGTCTCCAATTTTTTAGAGTTCTCAATGTTTTTAGAGTCATTTTTTGCATTTTACAGTCCTTTCTATATTTTTTTATAATTGAGTGACTCAACTATGACTCTATTATAATGCGGTTAAACCGCAATGTCAAGTTTTTTTTGCGTTTTTATCGTATTTTTTTATTTTTTTCTTTACTTTTTTGCGTTTTTGCCGTAATATATACTATATAAAGGAGTAATACAAATGAGCAATAATAAAAGTAAAGAAATTTTCTCTGCGAACTTGGAAAAGTTAATGACCAGCAGAGACGTTGATAGAAATAAACTTTGTTCTGATTTAGGATTAAAATACACTACTGTAAGAGATTGGTTAAAGGGTATAACTTATCCTCGGATAGGAAAAATAGAATTACTTGCGGACTATTTCGGTGTTAATAAATCGGACTTGATAGAAGATAAAACTCAAGAAGTAAAAGAAGTAAAAATCCCTACTTCCCCTCTTGTCCAAAAAATTACTGAAAAAGTTGTAAAGTTGTCAACTCCAAGAAAACAAAAAGTTCTGAACTATGCTAATGAACAATTAAAAGAGCAGAATAATAAAGTGATTATGATTGAGGAAAAGCTTTTTGAATACCGTGTTTTTGAAAAACTTTCAGCTGGTACTGGATTCTCATACTTCAACGATGGTAACTATGACACTGTTTTTTACGACAAAGACCTAGACCACGATTTTGCTTCTTGGGTTTTCGGAAATTCCATGGAACCCAAGTACATGAATGGAGAGGTTGTTCTTATCAAAGAAACAGGTTTTGACTACGATGGTGCCATTTATGCAGTTGATTGGGATGGTCAAACTTATATCAAGAAAGTCTATAAAGAAAAAGACGGCCTCAGACTCGTCTCTATCAATAGCAAATATAAAGATAAATTCGCACCATTTGAAGAAGATCCAAGAATCATTGGAAAAATAGTCGGGAACTTCATTCCAATAGAAAATTAAAAGGAGAAACTTATGAAAATAGGAATGAGAACACCAAGTCTAAAAAAGAGCTTGAAAGCTAGAACTACCAGCAAATGGAAAAGACAAGCTAAAAAAGCTATTATTCCTGGATATGGGAATAAAGGTGTGGGATGGATAAAGAATCCCAAGAAAGCCATGTATAACAAGGTTTATCATAAGACAACGTTTGGTCTTTCGGATTTGTTCAAACCGTCTAAAAAGAGAAAGAAAAAAGTAGTCACAAAAAAACAACAATCTATTTTGTCATCTAACGGTAAAAAGCAACACACTCCCAAAGACCATAAAGAAGCTGGCATTGTGCTAATGGTCTTAGGTGCAATTTTCCTATTTTTATTTCCACCTCTCGGATTGTTCTTTCTGGTTACAGGTTTTATAAGTTATATTATCGGTTATTTAACCTTAAAGCGTGAAAATAAAAAAAATCAAAACATGTAAAAAATCCCCACACCGCCTGCAAGCTAAAGTGTGAGGATGTCCTGTATAAGAAACAACCATTCAAAAGGTAGTTTTCTTATACTCATTTTACCAAGAAATGAGGTGAAAATCAAATGTGGATGGAAGAACTTCCGAATAGAAAATATAAATTTTTTGAGCGATATAAAGATCCGTATACAGAGAAATTAAAAAAGGTATCTGTCACGCTGGAGAAGAAAAGTCCACAGGCAAGGAATCAAGCTGCCATCTTGCTTCAGGAGAAAATAAACGAAAAAATAAGCACAAAACAAGTAGAAAGCATTACATTTGAAGAGATTTATAAATTATTCTATAAATCCTGGTCACAAACAGTCAAAGCATCTACTAAGCACAATTATACTTTTATTGATGCAACTATGAAAAAGGAAATACCATCTAACACTTTACTCGCTAATATTGATAGACGGTATATCCAAAGTAAGATTGAAAATATAATTGACAGTAAAGGATATCATACAGCTTACAGAGTCCGCAGTAGGCTCAAAAGCATCTTCGATTATGCGGTTCAGTACTCTTATATCCAAAACAACGAGGTTAATTACACGGTTATTCCTAAAAAGCCAGAAACTTTAGAAGATATTGAAAAAAAGCGCAACAAGTTTTTGACTATGGATGAAATCAAAGCATTAATAGATGCACTGAATGATCGACCATATCAACAAAAATATGCCGATATGGTAACGGTTCTTGCCCTTACTGGTATGAGGTATGGAGAGTTGACGGCATTACAACTTAAAAATATAGACTTTGAAAATAATAAGATTGAAATTACAGGTAATTTTGACTCAATCAACAAAATAAAAACATTACCAAAAACTGCAAGATCCATTAGAACAATACTGGTATCAGATGCAGTTATAAAGGCTATACAACGTCAAGTAGCTCGACTCACTGAACGTTATCAACCGCTAAAAGATGATGATTATATCTTTTGCTTAGAGGTCTGGAATAGCCCGATAACGTTGGCATCTTTTATCCAAATTATAAAAAAATACGGTGCAAAAGCTGGAATAGAAAAAAATCTTTCAAGCCATATTTTTAGACATTCTCATATTTCCTATTTAGCAGAAGCCGGACTTCCTATCAAATCAATCATGGATCGTGTAGGACATGCCAATGCAAAAATGACACTCGAGATTTATTCTCATACGACAAAAGACATGGAATATAAACTTGTAAAAACTTTAGATAATGTTTTTTAATTCTGCCCCTTATCTGCCCCTTTTCTACACAAAGACATAACAAAACCCCTTGAAAGCATTGATATTTCAAGGGGTTGTATTTGTTTATTAGAATCCATCTACTTTTAAAAATGCTATTACATATATTTACATCAAATTCCTATATATTATAAAATCGCTACATTTTCAGCTTTAAAATAATTGTTTTTACATCGTTTTACATAAGTTTACGACATTTTTGCCCCTTTTTTGCCCCCTTATTTTTTAAAAAAAAATCATCAAATAAGTTTAAAAAGAAGCCACTCAAAGTCAAAACAAATAAGCTAGTAGTCAAAATAAACTTATTTATAATCAGCTTTGAATGGCACATCGAATTTGGATAGTGAGAAATCACTATCCACCCCTTTTGGGGTGGACTTAAATTATAACAGGAAAAACAATGAAAGTAAATCTTTAAATTAGAAAAACTACTTTCGTAGCAACAGAAAAAACCGCAAGCTACTGCCTGCGGTTTCTGTGTGTATAATTAATTTGTTCTTTCTATTTGATTTTTTTATTTTAGCTATTTATCTGTGATAGTAATTAAACCATCAGGTTCAACCGTGAACGCTGGTTTTTCATCCAAGCGACCGTCAGGAAGAAGTAGGTACCAGCCATCATTGTACTTAATGAAAGTATCTGATTTCATGTCACCATTGACTGAATCACAGTAGTACCAGTTATCGTAGTATTTAATCCAGCCAATTTGCATAGAACCATCACGATTGAAGTAATACCATTTATCTGCAATTTTCTTCCATGCTGTAGCCATATACCCGTCCTTGTCGAACCAGTACCAGAACCCGTCGTTATGTTTCAACCAACGGTCAGCGTACATGTAACCATCTGCATCAAAGTAGAACCACGACTTATTCTCTTCGATATATTCGAATCGATCTTTAGGAAGTGTCCCGTTTGGTCGCACAAACCAATAGCCCTTGTCGTTCTTCTGCCAACCTCTCTTGATTTCTTCAGGATTTGAATTAGAATTAGTCAAGCGATAAGCGTAGAAGTATGGTGATCCTGCAGAATACCAAATATCGTCATGGTCGTTAACAGTAATACCATTACGTGCATAGTTACAGTGGATGATATTATCACTGTCTACAAACATACCTGTATGGCCACCTGCACCACTAGAGTACCCACGACGACCCCAAATAAAGATATCCCCACGCTTAGCATCCCAAGGTTGGTTCTCAGAGATGAGCTCATAACCATTTTTAATCAACCAGTCATGTTCATACTCAGTATTCACAGCCCAACCTGCTGACACTGCTCCAGCTTCTCGCAATGCATAATATACAGATGATGAACAATCATATGAATAAGGTCCATCACGATGATCCATGCTATAAGTCACATTGCCCTGCTTAGCTCGCATCCAAGCGATAGCTGTCTCAATATTTACTACCATTTTTACTGTCCTTTCCAAGCGTCATTCATCTGCTTGACTGCAGATTCAATAAACGTTTCTAAGTCCATATCGGTCATGTTAATGTTGTACTTACTTAACTCAGCACGGATTTTAGTTCGTGCTTGTTCTAACTTTTCCTCGCCTTTAAAGCCAGTTTCGAATGCGACCTGCTCCACGGCATTGACCGCATTTTTGGCCAAGATTTCGATAATCTTGACCGTCTGTTCGCCACCTTTTTTGATAAAGTAATCTTTTACTGCTTTGATGATGCTGCCTGTCGCTACTGCTAAAAATCCTGTAACAAAAGCAATGATAATTTCGTTAAATTGTGACATGTGTTATTCTCCTTTGTTCTTATCTTCACCTTTCTCAAGCAAGCGCTGAAACGCTTTTAAAATGGGCTGAAAAAGAGTGATATTTCCTTTTAATTTGCGGTAATTTTCAACGAGCGATTGAAAAGTAAATGCGATATACCCGAGATAGATCGAGTACAAGAATGCGAATCCTGTCTTCTCAGGTAAGAGTACGGACATTGGGATAAGGATCATTAGCAAGAGAACCCCTAAAATCTTACGAAGGAGCCCGTTGATGCCGATTTTGCTCTTATACTCGATATCGGGATTGGCGATAGCAGCAATCGTTCCTGTTAAAAAATCAATGATTTCCATTGAGACAATTAAAGCTAGAGCGTACAAGACTAGTCCGTCTTCGGTCTGGACAACGCTACGTAAAAAATTGAAAAATTCGATTTGCATATATCTCCTTTCTAGCGTGGTACTGCTTCAGTTTCAAGCTCGTTGCTTTCCTTTGGTGCTTTAGGTGGTTCCCAATTCCAAATTCCAATTTTTCCGTTTTTGTACAATTCTTCCAACTGTTCTACCGTCTGCCCTTGATAAGTGAATGGCTCTGTGACTTGAATCATAACCCTTTTTCCTTCTTGGAATTTTTCAATATGTTCAGGGTTTTCAATCGTAAAAATGTCTTGAGGTTGGTAAACTTTACCAACTTGGCCAAGGTCTACCAGTTCAAGACCTTTTTTGTAAATTGTCGGATCAAGCGGGTTATCCGTATCAGTAACACGAGCTAATACCGCCCAGTTTGCAATAGCTTTTACTTCTGCAATTTGCGCTTCTTTTTCTGCTAGTTTGGTTTCATATTCTTGAGCCTGTGTGTGCAAATCTTCTTGTAATTTCTTCACACCTTCAGCAGGATTTAGTTCAGTAGCTACCTGACCAAGAACTGCTTCGATAAGAACCTCGTCTGACTCGTTCACACGGTTTCCAACCAGTACACGGTCAAAAGCCGTATATGGATTTTCTTGTCGGATAGCAACGAAAGTACGGTTGTTGTCTTGTAAGTATTTATTTACTACTTTAAATGTCATATATTACCCTTCTTCCTTTGGTTTGTCTAATTCTTCTGCCACTTTGTCAAATAGAGCCTTTAATTCTTCATTTGACTGTAAGACCTTGTTGATTTTTTCAAGTTGGCTATTAGCTTCTTGAAGTTGTGCTTGTGCCTCATCGCGTTCAGTAGTGCTAAATGCTTCTGTAATTGTCTTATTAGCAAGTTGAATTGCTAAATTGTTAATAACTTTATCTTGTGTGTTCATGTTCTACCTTTCTAAATTCTAATAGTATAACGTCCAGGAGCGCCGAGTTTATTATGTTTAAAATGTTTTTCAATACCTATGAAGTTCTTGTCAATTAAATCTAGGATTGTCGCTAAAGATGTTCCACGGAAATAAATATTATTCAAATTTGAAATTGTACGGTTTTCGGTGTTCACGGTAATTCCACCACCTAGCGAATTTGGCATAAAGTCCATCGATTTTCCATAAAATGTAATAGCTGTCTGAATATTTTCGCCTTGCCTACCGTTCCAGATTTGAATACCTGCCGAAGTATGTTCAATCCCTGTAACTCCGTTACGGTTACTCATAAGTTGAGTATATGCACCGTCAACCCCATTAAGTGAGCCTTGACCAAAAATAAGGAATTGCATAGGTTTTCCAGGGAATCTATTTCGTATTCCGACGGCTTCCTTGTTCATATCAATCCAACCAGTCTGTAAATCAAAATCAGTCACGCTGTTTAGTGATGAAATTTTTCCACCTCTGATATTATTGCCTGTAAAATCAATGGATTGAATCTGAGTAATGGTCGCTTGTTTCGCAAACAGTTCATTGATGAATGCCTGTTGTGATACTAACCGCTGAATGAATGCAGTATCAAATTTTACTTTTTCAGCCGTGACTGCTTCAGCTCCTAAGATAGTAGTAGTGACCGAGCCAGCTTCAAAGTTGGCTGTTTTTAGCTTATCAATCATAGCTGATTTAATAACTGCATTATCAATCAAGGTGTCACCTGTAATATGAGTAGCTCTACCAATAATACGGTTATTACCATTAGCAGCGAAATTGATACCGTTGATTATGTCGCCTGCGCTATTTAAGTTTTGGATTGCGTATGAACCAGCAAGCTGTGTGACTTGTGTTCGTGTTGCTTCTAAACCTTGAGCAATCTGTATCGCTCTTGTCTGTGCATCCGTAGCAAGTCCTTTAGCTTCGTCTGTGGTCTTGTAAGCATCATCGAATTGACTTGGTTTGTATGGCCCAGTTCTACTACCTCTAACTAAAATAGGTTCCTTGAACTCAATCCAGCCATTCTTGGCCATGTAAATATAGAACGGATAGCGCCCTTTTGGGTCTTCACCAAAAGCAAAATCCTCTCGAACCGTGAAAGTGCGTTGAAAATCTTGCCATTCATCGCTTGCGGGAGTCTGTGCATTTGCCATATCAGCCGATAATAACATTTTATTATCAACGTGATTTTTTACTGTGAAAACAAAGTTAGTATCAACTTTTTCACGAATACGATATTTAAATCCGAGTGTATAAGTTTCGCCACGATAAATTTTCTTCACATAAATTGGGAGTGTAAACCCACTAAAATTATAGCTTGTTAACCCTTCCGCCTTGATTGTGAAAACACCCTCGTTTACTGAAATATTAACGCCATTCCTGTTTGGATTAACAAGCGAATGCTTATCCATTGTCATAGAATTAACAATCAAGTTGTTATCATCTGTGACGTACTTACCTACCTCAGTCTGAAAAACTTGATTACTCATGACCAATCGTGAAACGTTTTTTGATATGTCGCTTTCAACACCACCCAAAATGCGCTCATAAAGTTCAGCCGTTTCTTTGACACGTTGGAATTCTACTTGATCGACCTTGCCAGCCATTCGATTAAAAAGATTTCCTATACGTTCACTGACTGCTTGTTTGTATTCTGCAAATCGATCGTCATTATCGTTTAGCTTATTCAAGCTGTTATTGGCGATTATTTTAGCTTCTTTAGCTAAATCTTCACTTGCTCCAGCTTTTTTCAAGGCTTCTTCTGCTTTTGCTTTGGCTTCGTCAAAACCTGTCGGGCTGAAGTCGCGAAACCTTCGATTGATTTCATCGGATAGAGCACGCTTGTCTTGTTCGTTTTTAGCTTTGATGGCATTCACTTCATCTGTGAATTGATTAGTTAATTCTTCTTTTTTTCGGTCAAAGGCAAGGTCAGCATTCTTAAGTTCTCTCTCTAACTGTCGCTCAAAATTACTTTGAAATTGCTGAGTTTCACCTTTGACAGCATCACTCACGACATTCCCGATCGCATGTGCAAGACCCGACTTGAATTCACCAAAACCAATAGACTTCAATTTCTTGGCCATTGGGGAGTAGGTGTATTTAGTGATTTTCTTCCTTACATCCAAATCGAATGTCTCATGGTAGACACCTACAACATCGAACATTTGGACAGGTACATCACTTTGACCTACAACATCAATTTCAAGGCTATCTTCCATCAAGTCACATAGACTAGTTCTGAAATATTGCTTGCCATATTCTCTAAGGCTTGCTTCATCCTTAACATCTTGGTCGTTGACTTCTACAACATCCTCATAAATCTGACTGTATTTATTGATTAAGGGGCTATCGACAACCACTTTATAATGCTTATCATCAGCATTCTCTCCCTTACCTTTAACAGTCGTTTTAAAAGTAATTCGAGTCTTCAAAGACTTGGTAGATGTCTTGTGTTGGTAGCTAGACAGGTTTTTCTTGTACATAAAAAGCGATTCATTCTCTGAACCGCCATTTTTTAAGAGTCGAACCTGATAACCATGTCTGACTAAATCACCACCCCACTGACCTAGAATAGAGTGTTTATCCTTGGTCAAAACTTCCATAGCGTTCTTAGTGTCAGTATTAAAGCTATGTCTATCATCAATATCTGAGAAAAACGAGAATGGATTGTCACGAGTGATGCTTCCTGCAAAACGACTTAAAGCAGTTGAGCCAGTCTCTCTGTCAAGATTGATTGGATGTACAACATAGTGATTTAACAAGGTCATGACTTGATTGGCATAAACATGAATATATCCATGTTGTTTCTCAACTTCAAAAATTACAAAGTCTTGCTCACCATGTAGATCATCGGCAGTCAAGAATGTTTCTTCCCTTAACCTCTGCCACAAAATGTTGTTAGTAGGGAATTTAAATGTTAATTGATAGGTATTTCTATCTATCTGAACTATTTCGTCATCATAGGCAGCATTCAGAGGTACATTCCCTTCTGTTAAATAAATCATACTAGATACCTCCAATTAGGACGAATAGTCACCTTACGTACATTTCCTGTAAATGTCACACCGTTACGACCAACAGGGATTTCAAAGAACCCACCTCGCTTGCGTAGTGTGTTCTGCACTGCACCATTGGCATTAAAGATGTTCTGCTTTCCTTGTCTACAGTCAATCGTAGCCTTACCAATGATTGACAAATACATGGTTTTACGTCCAATAGTGAGTGATACATCTCCATTTCCCTCGATCTCGATGATAGGCTCTGAATAGACCGTACCAATATTCTCAATTGTTCCAGCGCTTGTTAATACGATTGGTGCGACATTCTTCAGATACCTGAACGGTTGCATGTCTAGTTTGATTTCCAACTTCCAAGCATGATTCCCAAACGGTTCAAAACTAGCAGTAAGGAAGTTTGCATAGAATAACGACCCCAACTGATAGCTAAACTCTAAAACATTATCATTCGATTGAAACTTATCAAGAATACTTGAAATCTCAACCATTTTTTTAACGTGGAGAGTGAAGGTCCTTTCGTAGCTAGCGAAAGAACCTTCTAATACACGATAACTGCCATTAACTCCGAACAGTTCGGTTTTTTCACCTTTAGGCCTTGCAGCTTCGACCTTTCCAAAATCTGTCACAACACAACCAGGAAGGGTTGATGTATTAAAACCATTGATGATCATATAATCCATTAAATTCCCTCCCTTGCATATATTGCACCGTGTTGTTCATACGTTTTCATCGAAATAATGTCATTGTCTAGGTAGATATCTGACGATTTTTCAAGGATAGCAGTAAGGATTTTCTCCATACTTGCTCTCAGAATCGCTATCTCAGACACGGTTTTGCTATCATGTGCTTCAAATTGGGCTGACGGCATAGCCAACTGTGCCTCAAGACTTTTGGTCACGGACGCAGATGAGTTCAGATCCAGAATGTCTCCTGAAAATACATCCGAAATCTCACCAGCCATACCTCCGACCGTTTTCTTGACGTCTTTAAACCCATCTATTAATCCATTGTCTAAACTTCCCATAATTGCATTACCTGCAGGAATCAATAACTTACGGTCATACTCAATAGGTCCTTTATGGTCACGTATCCAACCAGCGATACCACCGACGAAGTCAGTTACAGAAGACCACATAGATTTTAGACCATTCAAGAAACCTTGTAAGATTGCTTGACCCGCTCCGAATAAGTCAATATTCCACAATTGGTCAAAGAATCCCGTCACATTGCTTACAAGACTAGATACAGCATTTGACATGGTATCCCACGATGATTGTGCTCCTGAGACAAGATTGTCAATAATACTTAACACACTAGATTTTAAAGATTCCCATGCTGAACTTGCAGTAGACTTGATACCTTCCCACAAGCTAGAGAGAAAGTTCATGAAGCCGTCCCAGATACTTTGAGCTTCCTGCACCAAACCTGTGATCAAACTTGTTACAGTAGATTTTATCCATTCCCAGGCCATAGACGCAGCCGTTTTAATAAATTCCCAAATTGTACTAAGAACATTAGAGAAGTTCTCGAACACACCGGTAGCATATCCAACGATAACATCCACGACTCCAGAGAAGTATGTTTTAATACCCTCCCAAATCATAGAAATTCCATTTTTGATTCCTTCCCAAATAAGAGAAAGATCAGTTCCTAGCTGGTTAAAGTTTCCGGTCACAAGGTCAATGATGATTAGAACAGCGCCCAAGAAAATGGATTTGATGAACTCCCAAGCACCTTGAAAAATCATTTTAATCCCTTCCCAAATTTGAGTAAGACCATCTGAAATATTGCTCCAAATATTCATGAATCCATCTATGAACGGTTGAATAATAGCCATCACTGTTGATGTGATAGCTGTCCATGCTACGGATGCAAATTCTTGAATGCCTGTCCATAAGTCAGAAAAGAATGTCCCAATAGCACCCCACACCGCCTTTACTGTCTCAACGTAAGCAGTCCAGGCCGCAACAACTCCATCCCACAATGTGCTAGCACCTTCAGAGATACCAGACCAAAGATTTACAAAGAAATCAGCAATTCCCTGCCAAGCCTGTTTGATCCAATCTACAAAAGATGACCAAATTTGCTGTCCGGTTTCTGTTTGTGTGAAAAACCATATCAGAGCAGCAACCAATGCAGCAACTGCCGTTACTATCAGACCAATTGGATTTGCAGCTAAAACTGCATTGAAAATACTAAACGCTCCACTTGCTCCCATAGTAGCCGCCGCATTCGCCGCCTCTGCGGCAGTGAGTGCACCGGTTCTTACGAATTGAGCTAACATTAAACCATTTGTGATAGCTAGAGTGGCATTTCTGATTGCTTCTATTCCTTTTATTACAGTCATTACTGCTTTGTATCCAGCCCATGCACTAGTAATGCCAACAACTGCTGATTTTAAAGCATCTAACGCAAGAGGGGAATCTTTTAACCAAGAGGTAAAATTACTAAGACTTTCAGAGGCGTCTCTGATAAAACCTGTGATACTTTCAAAGGCAATGCCTAGCAAATTCACTCCCTGCTCTCCGTCTTTAATTCCTAACAGATCTCCAACAAAATCAATAACAATGCTTGCAACATTACCAGCAACAACCCCGATATTCTCAAAAGTTACTCGGATATTGTCTGCGATGTTGACAATTTGATTAGCAGCTCCCTCGCTAAATCCAAGCATGGTCAGGATATCAATGTTATCTTGCTTGCTCAATGACCCAAAGATCATATCAAAGAAGGTTTGAAAAATTCCTGTCACACGAGACAATTGGTCATAGACTGCACTTCCAAAGGTATCCCCAAAAAGCTGAGAAGCAATCTGGCTAATCCCTTCAGTCAAAACCAAGCCAAGGCCAGATAAAATATTCCCAACCATTGGGAAAAAATTATCGAAGAGAAAGGTAGAGGTTGTTTCTGCTAAAGCTTGTAAAGATGGCAGAATATTCTCTCCCAATGCTAACTTCCCAAGTACATTCTGAGCAGCTGCTTTCATAGATTCAAAAGAACCACTAAAAGTAGATGCCGCCTCTTTAGCAGTTGTACCAGTGATGTCGAGATTTTCTTGGATAGCATGAATGGCATTATAAACATCTGAAAGGTTGTTAATGTCATACTTAACACCCGTCAGTTTTTCTGCATCAGCTAATAACCGTTGCATTTCTTGTTTTGTACCACCATAACCGAGCTTCAAGTTGTCAAGCATAGTGTAGTTCTGTTTAGCAAATCCTTGATATGCCATCTGAATGCTTTCCATTGATGTTCCCATCTTATTAGCATTATCTGACATATCAATCATGGCCATGTTAGCTGTTTCTGCAGCTTTATCAGTATCTCCACCAAGAGATTGCAAGAGGCTAGCTGAAAAGCCTGTTACGTTTTCCATATAGGCATTCGCTGATAGACCTGTTGTCTTATAAGCCTCGTTTGCAAATCCTTTGACCTTATCAGCTGAGTCTTTAAATAATGTTTCAATACCACCAAGCGATTGCTGAAGTGATGCTCCCTCATTTAAAGCGGCGCTAAATGCTTTTCCAATTCCAGCTGCTGCAATAACTTTCGTCATAACGCTAACAAGACTAGACCCCAATGACTGTCCAGCACTTTGTCCTGCTGCGCTAGCTTCAGGATTGAGAAGTGATTGGATTTTCCCAGTAATACCTCTTGCTGATGGTATCAATTGTACATAAGCCTGTGCTATTTCTGTCGCCACTAATCCTCACCTCCTATCTTTTCTAGAATTTGCTGACGATACTCTTCAAAGTCCTTACCAGAATCAAAGATCATCTCATTACTTTCTTTAGCTTTAGTTCTTCCTGTTAATTCTTGTGCAATCATTATTGGTTTATTGATCCCTTTTTGACCATCTGTTGTTTTAAACCATACAAGCGCAGACAATCTATCTAGTACACTTGCAAGCAAAAGAGTGTCAAAAGACACTTTACTATTGCTTATTGCTAGTTTGATACGAGAATCATCCTTTAAACCAAAAGCAAAGACAGCCACCTGGTTAGCAGGTAGCTGTCTGTAGTCAAAAATTCCATAGGTTTCAGCTAAATCGCAAATAAGAGAATCTTCGTCTATTTGAATCATTCTAGCAAGGAGCGCTATTTTTTTAACTGGTCCTGACTTGTGAAAATCTCACTAATTTCTGAACCCATTTTATCCAAAGGAACAATTCCATCAGCAGTCCGTACATGATTTTTCAAATCTTCCGATTTATTACCAAGCATAAGTTTGACAACTTTTGGTAAAACTGCTGGATTGGTATCTACTTCTGCAATAGCTTCAAGCAACTCATAGTTTTCCAAGCGCTCTTTTGTGATTTCAAAAGCAAATCCTGTCGAAGTCACCCCGCTGATTGTTTTAACCAGAGGCGTAACTTCATTAGTTTTCTTTTTGCGATTTTGTTTTGACATAGTTAAGCTCCTTTGATGTATTCATAGTGTGTGTCATCAGTAGAGTTAGGAAAGGCAGTGACAGTCGTACCATAGCCTAGGACACTTCCATCGTTATATGTGATTTCATCGATGGCAGTTACTTTTCCTGAAGGGATAACAATACGTTTAAGTACACCACCTTTTAGAACTGTTTCAATTACAAGGCAGTGATGTGGCAATTCTTTTGAATTTGCCTTAATTGTAATTCCTGATGCCAAATCCCCAGATACATTATCTGATCCATAAACTTCCTTCAAAACATCTACATTCAATGCTTCAATAAGCATATATTTGAATGTGTCTTGTTTTTCTTTTTGAACTGAACTTACAATGACTCCACCCCATGCTTTAATATTTTCAGACTCTGGAGAGTTACTGTTGGTCATACCATCTTCTGAAATATATCCCAGCGCTTTAAAAGCTGCATCTAGTTCTGTTGTTGCATCTGTCGGTAATGCTGTTCCAAGAGGTGCAGAATAAACTGCTCCTCCGATTTTAGGTTTAGCAGTCGTTACGTTTGATTCTTTTGCCATTTAATTTCTCCTTTTTAAAAATAATTAATATCAAAAACGGCTTGATATCGATATTGTTTTGTTTCGGTATCCGTAAAATTGTAATCACTGTTCAGGTGGACACCACAGATTTCATCTAATTCAATCAATCCCTTTACAGCTTTTTTGACTTTCACATTGAGCTCTGCAGCCTTCTGCATAGTTGGGCCATAACTTTGGAAAGCAAAGGTTGCACTACCAGAATAATTTCGCTCCTTACCACCAGTTTTTTGAATAATGACAAAGCTATCGGGAGCTTCAGCTTCATGCTCAAAAAATGACGGTACATCTAAATGACCGTCAAGATATTTCTTGATAATAATTTCAATCATTTATGTACCGCCTTCAACAAAGTGTTATTTTTCAAATTATCTCTTTTCGCTTTTCGCGTAGCTGGATAAATCATAGCATTGGCCCTTGTCTTACCAACGTGGCTATCTTGTTCATAACCAGAGCCACATCTTTTTTTAATGACTGTTGCTTCTTTATTCAGAATATCCTGAATCTCTTTTGATTTCAAAAGAGCTCCTACACCCGCACCGATAAGCTTGACTTTGAAATTACTCATACGCTTCAACCATCACTTTCTTATTCCAGTCCAAAGGCATCATTTCTTCAATACCTTCTAAAGGAATGCCAATCGTGCGCCATTTACGACCGAAAAAACGAACCTCTCGTTCTTTCCACTCGTTCTTATCGCCTTTTGGGATACCCAGTGTATAAGATGCCTTTTTCCCAGTAAGATTCAGTTGATTTGTGACATCTTCTGTTGAAGCTGGAACAACCAGGACATTATCTACTTGAATTTCAGTATTCTCATAGATTGGATGCCCAAAGTCATCCCTACCATTCTTGGTTTTCCCAATCAAAGTTACTGTAATTCCTTTAATCCGTCCCATAGATATCAATCACCCCATATCTTTGTTTTTTGAGACCGAGACGTTTCAATTCTGAATCCTTGATAAAGAGACCTCCACCAGGAACAAGATAAGATCCACTGAAGGAATATCCTAAAGCAGATTCAGCCATTTGAGTCATTGGTTCCTGATCAGTTGATGTCATCAAGGTGCGAGCAACTACATCCACTGTTACGGATTTAACCACCATAGCAAAAGATGGATCAGTAGCAACCAATCCATCTAAATCTTTGCCAACTTTTTTAGCTTCAACTCTAAGAGAATGAGAAACAACTTCCAACAGTGCTTCAGCTCGTTTTTCCTCATCGAATTTTAACGTCCGCCACAATTTTTTAAGATCGTCTACTGTTGCAAAGTTTTCCATTTCTACCTCCAGCCAAGCGACTACTGAGCTTCAGTGTCAGCTTGTTCAATCAGCGAAATCAATTCAGATTTTGTGGCGCGGTTATCATAAGTAATACCTTTTTCATCAAGAATTTCTTTCAACGCTGCGTTAGTCAATGAATCCAAGGGCTTGTATTCGTCAATCGAAACCCAATCACCTCCACTAATTACATTTTCAGTAACGATAGTAGTTCCTGTTTTTACATTAATGTATTCCATATACTACCCCGCTTTCACAACACGAGCAAAGCTGTTTTTGTCCAAAATTCCCCATCCAAGATAGATTTCTGCACGAAGATAGACTTGGTTATAACCTTTCAAGTCTTTTCCAGAATTGTCTGGATCACCATATCGAATGACTTCGAGTGGAATCTGCTTAGCATATCCCCATTTGACCATGTTAGCAAAGTCACCAATAATAGCAACATCCTTATTGGTTCCAACATTAAGACCAACTGTAGTATTCACATCTACAGGTAGACCATTAATGGCACCTGGATTTGCTCCCCATGCCAATTCAGGGTATAGGCGTTCATTAGCTGCGTTCTTCATGCTAGCTAGTGCACTTGCAAATGTAGTATCAATAGCCATACCGCTAACGATATTGTCAGCTCCTTGAATCATTTTAACTGCATCTTCAACATTAGTATCTGGATCGCTTGTTGTAAAGTTCACTGTCTGAGTGACCGCTTTATCAAAGCAGTTATCCCCAATAACAGTGGATTCTTGTTTAGTACGTGGATTTACGCCATGGAAGGCCATGATATCAATACCACGAGCTACTTTATTAGCAAACCCTTCATTGAATGACTTCAAAATATCGATTTTAGCTTCTTCTGAAGCATAAATAAATTCATCCGATACACGAGCGCCATACTCAATTTTAATAGGCACAATAGTTACAGGTTCTAAACTTGCACCACCATGCGTTTTCTTCCCATTTTCTGCAACAATATCTACATCAGAATCCAATGTAAATGTGAATTCCTTTAATCCATTAAACGGAATCGCTTGTTGATTAGACAATTTAGCCAGTGAGCTGTGACCCTTAACTTTGTTGATAAGGTCTGTTACAAGCATTGGGTCAAATAGTTTTCCTTTTGATAGTTGATCTGTCATATATTATTACTCCTTTATTCTTCAAAAACTAAACCTTGTACTAGGTTTTTATACAGTGTGTTTTCTGTTTTTTCTAAAACAGGCTCCGAATCTCTAATAGGCGCAACTGGTTGAGATTTTTTAATATACCCAACTAAGCGCTCTGCATCAGCTTTGAAGCTTTCTTCATCCGTTCCCTGCAAACGATCTGCAAGGTCGTAAGGCAGTCCATGTTGCAAAGCTACTCGAGTTCGTAGATTAGCCGTCTCATAACCAGCTATTTGATTCTGCAAATCTTCAAGTTGCTTGTCAGCATCTGCCTTACTTTGATTATTAGCTTCAATCGTTGACTTCAAGCCAACATTTTCTTCTTCCAACTCTGCAACACGAGTTTTGAGCTGGTCATAGTCGCTATACTTATCTTTCTCTCGAGATAAGCGCCCCTTAATAGCAGCATCAAATTCTTCCTGTGTAGTGATTGGTTTAAAGTCTGACATTCTCATGTCTCCTTTCTCCTGCTTCCCCGGCAGTTCGGTAATTTTTTTTGGCATCAAAAAAAGCAGTCACCTGACCGCTTATTTTAATAACTAATTTTTTGCTTTTTCTTAGGCTTAGTAGTAGCACAAGCCCAGTGCGCAAGCAAAGCACTATCCATCAAAGAAATATCCATGTCGTCAAAGTGCGATCGATAACCAAAGCCACCATTTGAGCCAATATTCCGCTTATCACAGTTAGTAGCTACCTTTGATAGAGATGGTTGGCCAGCGTGACAGATGGTCTTCTGGTAAATTCCCTGTTCCCAAAGAGCGTTGGCCACGATGATTTCTTTCACCGTCGGAAGAATCACATTCTTGATTCGATAGTCCTTCAGCTCTTCGTCCAGGATTTTTTGACCACTTGCGCCATCGATAACAATCTGAGCTACATCAGCTTGTCTCAGAAAAGCGACCATCCACTCATTACCATTACGAACAGATTGACAATCAACAGTTTCTACAAAGAAACGGCCATCCTTGGTTCGTGCAGCAATGCTTAATGCCACGTTCGTTCCATCTTGACCATACTTAATACCAACAGATAGCTTGCCAGATAATTCTGGAACATCATCCACCTTGAGCTCATTCCACTCAGTTTCAGAGATAGCAGATTTCTGATTGTATGTTGGCCAGAATCCCAAACGCTGGATATTATGGTCCAACTTATCCTCACCAAGCTCTGCTTCAATCTTACGCTCATTTAAATGGTAACCCATAGATGGATTTGAATTGTACCAGGATTCAACATCGTCAATCTCCTTTTCATCAGAAACCGACCACTCAGCCCAGCCAGAATACTTCCCTTTTCCGAAAAGGCAAGCCTCACGGTACTTAGTAAAGACCGTACCACTTGAAACTGGTGTCGGAGGTGTTCCACACATGATTGTGATAGGATTCTCACTATCCGTTACCGTGTATTTCAAGGCAGATTCTTGCTCAGTCGTGTACTCCTGGGCCTCGTCAATGATTAACATATCAAAACCTTCACCAAGACCACCATTTGATGTTCTGGTACGGAATTGGACAACACCACCTGTTGAATATAGCTCAATTCTTTCTTGACCCTTAGCTCTAATGGAATTAAAATCCTCACCATCCACATATCCCATTTTCTCAAGGTATCGTTTAACTTTTTCAAAAGAGGCATGAGATGTAGAAATTCTATGCGCTGTATGCAGAATGTTCAATCCTTTATGAAGCGCCCAAATTTCAGCTATATAGAGGATTTCTGATTTACCATTACGACGAGGTATAGAGTAGCCAAATTTTTGGTGTACCCATAGTCCGTTTTTATCTACTGCCATTAAAGGCAATAGCAGATTTTTCTGCCAAGCATAGCAAGAAAGACCAGTCCGTTCGTAAAGTTCAATCGCTTCTTTAGCTCTTGAATTTTTCTTGACGTATTTTAAAATCACCGATTGAGTAGGATTCTGATTGCCAAGTTTCTTCCTCGCCATTCTAATTTCCTTTCAATCGTCATCGCATGATAACCCTATCGCTGGGAGATATCAGGTCACCTCCTAATCTTTAATAGCTCGGTTTGAAACTTTAGTGTATACATCTACGTAAGTTTCTTTCTTGTCTCCGTTATGCGTAATTTCTGCATAATCGCCACATTTTTCACCAGACTTGATTTGATTAGTACTAACAAGAGCCTTCCAATTTTGCAAAGTTTTGCTAAACCAAACTACAAAGCAGTCTTCTTCTTTGATTTCACGACCTGCTAAGCGTGAAAATTCTTGCGATGCCAATTGTTTTGCCTTTTTTAACATTTTTTATTCCTTTCTTAAAATAAAGAAAACCGTATGGAAAGCCAAACGGTTTATAGTGATTTATAGCAGTTTATAGCAATAGAATTATAAATACCTCACACAGAACCTCCTTTCAATTTTTCAAAAAGAAAAGCACCTAGAATTTTCTAAGTGCTTAACCCCAAGCGAAAGATTTCTCGTTTGGTAATTCTCCTCTATCCAACATCTGCTTCACTGCTCCACGAGCCTTATTCGCATAGTAAGGATAACCTAGTTCTTTATCATAATTCGATTCAATGACAACTGTAACTTCACCAGTGCGCTCATCAATCTCAATCATACCTGGGTCACGGTTTTCAGGAATATACCAATAACCCTTACTTTTTGAATTGAAAATTTTAATAAGTTTAAGCATTATAGGTCTCCTTTCTCCTTCATCCAATCAATCCACGCTTTTTGGTAGTTATAGGTTTTATTAGTGAGTTCGTGGGCTTCATCGTAATTCATTCCCTTTGCCATCAAATCATGTTCCATCAACTCGTGATTTAGCATTACAAGGTCGTGAGGTTGAATATTCTTACCACCAATCTCTGAAAGTCGTCTCCAACTCTCAGCCATATCATAGTTAGGGTCAAAACGTTTCCGACCATCTTCTAAATCATACTCATTAATAAAAATATGGTTATAAATCTTCTCAACATCTGATTGTGAAAGACCGCTATTGTTAGATACCTTCACTATTTCATGTTGCTTATTTCGATTTCGTACACTCTCATAAAATTCTTGAGCATGCCGTTCACGCTCTTTATTATATGGATCATTTCTATCATTCCAAGCGCCATACACAGCACCACTACTCTTCATAACCCTATTATAGCGTTTTTGCTCTCGCTCGTCAACAGATACTACGTCAATTAACTTCCTACGCTCAACTCTCTCTTTGTCTATAGAATTCCATTTCTTCGTCCAGACATTCTGAATTTTTCCGTTTTTAGGATCATAGTCTACAATGCAACGACAATGCTGATGCCTTCTGTAAACGTCCTTGGGAACTCTTGGATATTTATAATTCCCCTCGACTTCTTGACACCATTCACAACAATGAAAATAAGATGTTCTGACAATCTCTGGTTGTAAGCCAGCTTTATGATGAAATTCCGCATTCTTACGAATGCTATCATCAATAATAGACTGTGTGAAGTTCACAATAGGTTCATCTAGCAACCAACTGACATCCTCGAAATTATCCTCAGATGAAAGGCGATTAACAATACCAGCAATTCGATCTTGATTCAATTCAGGAATTTGAACTTTTAGACCGATTTTCGCTTTATCATTCAAATTCTTCTGGACATCACTAGCATAACCACTCACAATCTCGTGATTCCGTCCTAGCACGTCCGTCAACAAGCGCTGAGCAATATTGTAATACATTTTACCGTCTGGTAGTTTATCGGCGCTTATAGAAGCTCCTAGAGCCTTAGAAAGAATTTCACCAATTTCAATCGCAAACTCATTTGCTGTTTTGTAGGTTGCTTTTTTGGCTTCCAACGTGGCAAAAGCATTTCGGATAATCTCACTTTCGCCAAAAGCAAGCTCAAATTCATTTTTTACTTTTTCCAGAAGTTTAGGTAGTACATCAATCTCATCATTCATCTACTTTCTCCAAAACTTTTGTTCTGTTCAACATTTCTTCAGCTTCAGTAGGGTTGATTCCGGTTGAGACTAATAAAGAAATGCCATTTTCTTTCGATAAAACACCTTTTTGGTAGTTACTTAAAAGAGACGTAATTTCATAGGTTGAAATAATCCTATTCTTCTGTTTATCTGCTCCAGTCTCTGCATCAGATGATGTTTGTGGAATGTCTACAACAGGCTTAGCAGACATGTCTCCGGCGATACCAGTAAGGTCTCGAATGGTTTCTGCATTGATGTAACCAGGTAAAGCCTGATTTAGTTTAACAACACCATCGCCAATCATAGTCATGGTATTAGCATCAGCTTCAAACAGAGGTTCCCATTTGACAGTAGTTCTTACAAATTGACTTCTCGCATAACGGAAATCATCACGCAAGCATGCTGCAACATAAGCTACGTTAAGTAAACCCGCTCCAAGCGATCTCTGAGCCTTACGTCCAGCCAATCTCAGATTCTCATGACTAGCCTTGATTGCTTCTACTGATGACGGATTATCTGATACAAAACCAAGGTCATCCAAGGTCAAGCCCATTTCCCCAGCAAATCCTGCTGCTGCTGTCCTTAGCTGTTCAGTGAATGGTGACATACTTGCCGTAGTGAATTGTCCAATACTTGGTTTCTCACCATTGTCACTAGATGAAATAGTTAATAAGCTCGAAACAGTTGCCTTCCACTTTTCTAACGGTTCGGCATCAGGGTCCAGACCGATAATGTATTTCTGTGGCCACGAATAGAACTCAGCAGTAATATCCGCTCGTTCCAGAGTTCGTTTAGCGTATTTTTGATAATACATTCCAGCTCTAGTTATTCGTGAGCGCCCAAAAGGACGAACCGCATCTGGACGATGAATAACAGGAACAAGCAACGGAATTCCAGTTTCATTTAATACTGAATACGGAGTTCCATTTTTAGGGATGAAATGAGTGGCATTTGGTTCAAAATACGCTTCAAGCGTTGGTTGATTATAATCATCACGAGCCAGAACAGCATATCCTTCTACTAGCAAACCTGTAATAGGGTCAATAATTCCAGTCGCATTACTTGCTTCAATAACTTGTAATCTCACCTCATCATCTTCCCCTTTAGAAATGTAGATGAAACTGCAAGATCCTATTAACGCTGCCAAAATGGCACTATCAAAGAAAATATCAGGATTGTTGCGATTAAAGATTTCCATGACTTCAAAATCATCATTTGCAAATTCTCTAAAAATCAAACGATCTGCAAGACTATCTACACCTTTAGTTGCCCATCCAAGTACAGACTTATATTTAACTCTGATATGAGCAGGAATTGTGATTCCTAACGGAGATTCATGATGCTGCATCGCATAATGTTTATATCTCAGGTTAACCCTACTCTGATAGAGATTCAACTTTTTTCTGAGATAGTCAATTCCTCTTAATTCCAAACCGTTCTCCTTTCATTGTGATGATTTGGCGCGAAAAAAAATGTACAGTGACGGCGTGAAGCCCTCGAGCGCCTAGTGGGAGGGGGACACCCCCCTATCCTTAACTAGGTCTTCCCTCATACATTACATTTTTCTAAAAATCTAGTATTCTGTTAATTTATGTCTTTCTTAAAAAAATAATTTTATATTTTTTTTATTTTATTTTATTAAGATTTATATTTTTTATTTTATTGAGATTTATATTTTGTCCAATCTCTCGATTGTGGCAAGTTCCTGTTACCAACAACAGTTGTACTTGTTGTTTTATCATCAGCATAAAGCTTGTCAGACTTCTGTCTATTGCACTGCCAGTGCGCGAGCTGTAGGTTATTGATGTCTGATGGATGACCGTTCCGATTAATTGGAATGATGTGGTCAATGACTGGTGACAAAGGATGTGGATACTTCAATGACTTGTCTACTGGTAGTCCACAAATCCCACAAGTATTTCTTGTCTTAAGAATGATCTTCTTATTCTTTTCAAAGGCGACTCGGTGAGGACCACTCCGGTCTGGTCTTTCTTGGGGGGTATTCATTTAGGGAGGGTCCTTTCTTTTTAGTGGGTATGGGGTGGAATTCTATGATGTAGGAGGGGGGGTGTTTTTTAATCTCTGGCACCCTCGTATATTTAACATATCTTATATTCTGTTAAATAAAATTAACATCCTTAAACATCACTTGTAGCAAGTGCTTACATCTATTTTATTAAATACTAATTTACATTTTCTCAATGTGTTAAATAAATAGGTATTTAATAGCTAAAATTCATCATCGAATCATCCAATTCATCTTGCTTAATGCCAATGTAGTCAAGTGTGATATCTGGTGATGAATGATTAAACAACTCCATCAAAATCGCTACATTTTGATTTCGTCTGTAATGATGATAACCGAATGATTTTCTCATCGAGTGTGTTCCAATATTCTTCAGACCAACATGTTCAGCAGCTTGTTTTAAAATTTGATAAGCTGCAACTCTTCCGATATGAGCAATTCTAACTCCATCAGTTCTAACTTTCTTCTTACTCGGAAATAGATAGTCATACCCTTGAAGGTTATTTTCTCTGATGTAGTGATTTAAAGTCTTTCTTAACTCTGGATTGATGGCAAATCTCTTGACCTTCCCTGTCTTCTTCTCGACGACTTCTATTCTATCACCTGTAACTTGTTTGACCTGAAGAGGTATGATATCGCTGATGCGCATTCCAGAGTACAGACCACACATAATCAGAACGTAGTTTCGCTCATTCTTTGACTTCAAATAATCTTTCATTCGCTCAATGTCGTCAAGTTCACGAATAGGTTCTACTTTTCTCACAATATCACCTCCAAACTACAATAAAAGGCAGATTGTGCCTGCCTTCATAATTATTTCATAATATAATTTTAGCACATTAAATTATATATTTACTCCGAACTTACTCCAAATTTACTCCAAGAAAACTCCAAAAAAACTCCAAGAAAACTCCATTTTTATTCCAAAATTTCAACCTGTTCACCATTGCGATATAATTCAGCAAATGCCATTAAGGCCCTGTCTAAAATATCGTAATAAGAACTTTCTGAAAGTGATAAATCCATTAAGATTGCTTCATCTTTCTTACAATCCCACTGAAGGTATTTTTCAAAAAGTATTCTACGATAGAGGGGATCATGTAGACCACTTACTGCTTGTTCAATCGCATCAAGTTCAAGTTCAGCATCAACTTTTCGGATGGCTAATTTCTCAACTTGGCTAACCCTGACTGAAGATTGAGACCGTGGCATAAATGAGTAGGTTGTTGTTACCTTTTGTCCATCTATGTCATTGGCCACTCTTCTCCATCTAAGGTATCCTCTCAGAATTCTCTTGGCATTTTCTTTTGTTTTTGATTCATTAATATCAGGAAAGAAAGGCATCGTTCACCTCTTTTCTATGCCGTGTAATATTTCTAAGCCTATTTAATTTTTAAATAACTTTTCCATCAAAGACTAATGTAATAGTCCCTGTACCATCTCTATGTTTAGATACCAAAGCACGACAATCTGAACCGAGCTCGATTCCTTCAATCGTAATACTGCGTTTTATGTTGTTAACGTTGATGATTGCACCATTCGATGTTTTAATCCTCATTATCCACCTCCAGAAGTTCCTGATTTTCGTAGATGTTCCCAATGACTTTGTAATACGGTAGAAATTCCTTTGTGATGTAAATCCGATAGGTACGACTTAGACCATCACCGTACCAGCGACCTTTGTCTTTGTCATATTTGACAATAAAGGTATATTCTGTCTGTATCTGATGATGTAAGATATCACCTTCAAAAACTTCTGTACCTTCCTTGTCACAAAGTCCTGTTGATTGCATGAGTTCGATTTTATCCGCTCCACGTAAGTTCGTGATACCGTAACCGATAGACTCAAATTCCCCACAGTCAAAATTAATCTGTTCCACTACATACATTTCATTGTTTAGCTTGTCCCATGCTCTAAAACTTGGATTCATCTGGCAAGTCCTCCCATTTCACGAAACTACCATCAATCCATCTACCTTTACGGTCTTTGATTTCTTGGTAAGCCAGTTCAAAACAGTTATCAAAATCATATCCAAGATTTTTTAGATAATCAATGCATCGTATTAGATTGTGTCTGCACATTTCCTTGCTTGCAAATCCTTGTGAGAGTTGAAACTCACTGATATTGGCATTGATTGAGATTAATGTTTCTGTAATTTCTTTCTTCCGTAAACCATCAGACTCTTCAAAAATCTGATTCACGTCTTCCTTAATGAGCAATGCTAATCCTACAATCACAACTGCACAGTCTCCGATGCTATCCTTCATAACTTTCTCATTCTTTTTAAGATAGCCAGCACATAACTCACCGAATTCCTCACTGAGTTTAAGTGACTGCTTGTCTAATCGTCCACCGTTTTCAAGGTCACGGTCAATAAACCATTGCTTAACATTTTCTAGTGTGTTCATAATTCAATATCATCTCCTATTTCAATGTTTTTATATTTTTCTTCACTCACCACGAACACGTTGCTGTTTACCGTGATAGTGAATAGACTTCCAATTTTTCGTTTATCTTCAACCTTGCCCGTAATCTGATACTTGCTATCTGCATGATAGACAAGCAAGGGTTTCTGCTGCTCGTCTATAATCGACCGCTGCATAAACAACAAGCAAGTAGTTAATAGGCAATAGCCAATTAAGAATCGTTTCATTCTTCCATCTCCTGCTTTGGTTTAAAAGGCAATTCTTTTCTTGCTTCACTCATAATATGAGGATTGTCTGTTGGCAATGTTGCGAAGTATGTTCTCGACACTGCCGCTTGACAAAAAATCATTTCATCAAAAACTAGCTGACATAACTCCACTAAACACTCCTCAATATCAAAGACCTCGTTATCGTCTTCACTATCCATTTGTTCTTCATAAAATTCTGCAATTTCACAAGCTTTTCTGTACAACTCACCTGCAAAATCTCTTTTCATTTCTTCCATCACTATACCTCTTCAGCGTTTTTAAGAGTAAATCCAACTCCATACATCAACAAGTAATTTTGGAGTCTTACAAAGTCTTCGATTAATTCAGCTTCTTGCACATCGAATTCGCTAATTTCATCCAAATAATAATCTATGTCATCGTGTTGTACACTGCCGTAATCAGTTTTTGTATGATTTACTTCAAATTCGTAACCATCTACATCAACTATGTAATGAATGCCATCTGTTGAATTTTCGTATCTGTAATCCTTGATAATCATCACTCCACCTCTTCCTTCGCATACTGCAACCATACAAGAGTTTCATATAAAGACCTTGCATGGTTCTTGATATTTCCTAGATCATAGCTATCTAGGTTATCTGAGTTGTTTATAATATCAATTTTTAAATTATTGATAGCTAAAATAAAATCTTTTACATCTGTCATGCTTCCACCTCCTCAGTCTTTATTATTTTTATTGCCTTTAAAAAAGAACTTATAAAAAATTACTGACCAATATGAAGTCCACATAAGGTAGGATAGCGATTGAAGAAATTGTTCTACTGTCATTCTGTTACCTCCTCATCATCATTTTTGAAATCTTCTCCAAGTATCTCTAAGGCAAATTTTTGTCCATCTTTTATGAATTTTAACCACTCTTCATCTGATATTATCATTCCGTTACCTCCTCAATTTCAATCCCTTCACAAACAAACACCCAGCCGAAACCTGCTTCTTCGAGTTCTTTTCGGGTGTGTATAATTTCTCTATCGCTATAAAATTCTTTCATTCCGAAATACCATTCTTGAGTAACTTTAGCGTATTTAAGGAATTTTGCCCCATCTGGGACCCCTTTTAATTTGATTATATACCGCTTTTCTCCCTCGATCTCGTAGGCGTCAAGCCATGCTCGAGCGAAAGTGTCTCTATTTTCAAGTTTTCTAAACCATTCTCGTAACTCTCCAATGGCTACTTCCCAAACATACTCAAACGCATCTTCCAACTCAGCACTTTGTTTTCTTGCACCTTCAATCACATCTGCCACAAACTGCGGGATTGTGACTTGTTCGGGTTCGTCTAATTCTCTAACTAGACCTAAAACTAATTTCTTGTCAATATGTGGTCTGATAAGACCGATATTGTCTGGTAAAGATTCTATTTTTTCAATCAATTCTTTCTTATTCATTCTTTAACTCCTTGATTTTACTTTCGTATTCCTTCACTCGTTTTTTCCAGTATCCACGTTCTTCTGCCCGTGAATGTGCAAGAGATTTAACACATGGTTCAGTTAATTCTGATATGTGTGCTTCTGCTTTCTCAATCTCTCGCTCATAGCCTTCAATTAGCTGCTTCTTTAAGTAATCATTCATATAAATCACCTAAAATGGCATATCGTCATCTGAAATATCCAAAGGGTTTGTGGCTCCGAAACTTGCTGGCATCTGCTCTTCAATGTTTGACTGGTTTGCTGTGTTGTCACGTTTTTCTAGTAATTGGAATGTATCTGCTACGACTTCTGTTACATAGACACGTTGACCTTGTTGATTTTCATAACTACGAGTTTGGATACGGCCAGTAATTCCTACAAGATTCCCTTTTTTACACCAGTTTGCAAAATTTTCAGCCTGCTGGCGCCAAATCATGCAATTAATAAAATCAGCTTCACGATCACCTGCTTGGTTCTTAAAATTACGATTGACTGCCATGTTGAATGTCGTAATTGCAATATTTGATGGTGTATATCTTAATTCAGGGTCTCGTGTTAATCGTCCTACAAGTGTTACATTATTAATCATTCTTACCTCCTATTTGATTGCCAGGTAGTAGCAATCCCTTGCGCCATAATCAAATCTAACGCTGTCCTTCTTGATATGTTTTACAAAATGTGGTCTAGTTATTCCAGAATGTGCCCATTGATGGTCTTCCATCCGTTCAATGAGATCATCAACGTTATTAAAGGTCCCAAGGAAGAATTGACAGTGCCCGTTATAGACAAAGTAAAGATTTAACATTAGTATCTCCTATCCTTCATACTGGATGGATATACAAAACATTTTCCTGTTGCTCCTTCAAAAATTCGACTAGAGAGAGCACCATTCCCAAAATCATCCGAATAAAGCTCTTTAATCTCTTCACTGCTCAAATTCGTATTGATAATGGTATTTGTTCGATTATCCAAAATCTTGAATAAAATTTGATGTGCCCATTCGTTTCGCTTTGTATCAGCTTTACGACTTTCTTTCCCAAGATCATCTAAAAATAGGAAGTCTACTTCTGATAGCAACTTAACCATCTTAGCTTCTGAATAACCATTATCAAACTCAAAGCTTTCTCGAATCTTGTCGAATAAAGCCACAACTGAAACAAAGAGTACGCTTTTAGGTTCATCATAGGACTTGAATTGCTCATTGATAAAACGAGCAAATCCATAGGTTAGATGGCTCTTACCAACTCCTGAAGGACCAGTAATAATTGCGTTTCCTGTTCTTCCTTTGGCATATTCACGTTCCAACCGCTTCACAAAATTCATAGCCTTTTCATCAATATCAACCTGAATCTCATAGTCATGAAGTGACTTGCTAGCAAGCTTACTTGAAACGATACTATCACGAGCAAAGACCTCGTAAGTATCCGATAGCTTACTCTTTACCTCGGATTCTATATTCAACTGCTTTTCAAAGAGACGAATGTTCTCTTTCTCGCATTCAGGACATTGACTGATTTCCTCAACATTGCCCTTGATAGGAATCTTAACAGACCAAAGATGGCACCCATGGATTTCACATACATCATCAAGAACTGTTCTAGTTCTAAATTGTTTAAACTGTTTCATTTAAAATCCTAGCCTTTCATCAACTGCTGATTGAAAAGAGTGAACTTTTCGTGGCATAGGTTGATTTAGATAATTATCCATCTTATTGCCGAAGAGCGTTTGTGGTTGAAGATACTGTTCATACTCTGTACCTTGCCACTTAGCGACCATAATGTCCACAACCTTTTTAAAATCTTCAAGGACATAACCCTCTTTTAGCCTTGCCTTGATAAATTTTTGATGACTAGCAGTGTCAACCTTAAAATTCTTCTTAGCTTTCAAATTTAGATAAGAAATAACTTCTTTACAAATCAACAATTTATTATTGTTATTCTCAGTCTTAGTATTCTCAGTCTTGATTGTGTGTACTTTTTGCACTTCCTGAAATGTACTTTCTACACTTCCAAGGTGTACTTTTTGCACTTCCTGAAATGTACTTTCTACACTTCCGTTAAGAACATCAAGATAAATGCGGTTTGGTAAGTTCATCCCTTGTCTGACTTCCTTCATTAGACCAGCATCTTTCAATTCCTTTTTGATTTTGATAATCGTCTTGTTGCTATTGCAATTTAAGTCAATCATTAACTGTTCATTTGTGTAATACTGGAAGACGTTCCCTTCTTTATCATGCCAGCCATTTTTTAAAGATAGTTCTAACCTATCAAACAGAAGCATATAGAGCATTTTAGCGTTATTGCTCAATGTCTTATATTTCTCATCATAGATAAATGGCTTTGGAAATTTGAAAAACGATAAGAAGCCAGTGACTTCGCTTTTCTTAATCATTGTTATATATCCTCCACACTTGAAAATTTTGTGTACTCTTTGTGAAAATACAACTTCACTGTGCCTAAACTGCCATGCCGATTCTTTTCCAGGATCAGCTCGGTTACGTTATTCGCTTCTTGACTGTCTGCCTGTTCCTTCTGATAGTAGGCCTCACGATACAAGAATGCTACGATATCAGCATCTTGCTCAATCGAGCCAGACTCTCGCAAATCTGCCAGCATCGGCCGTTTGTCTTGTCTCTGTTCAACTGCACGACTTAATTGAGATAAAGCTATGACTGGTACTTTTAAATCTTTTGCAAGTATCTTCAATTCCCTCGATATTTCAGAAACTATCTGCTGACGATTTTCTCCTTTTGATCCAGTAATTAACTGCAAGTAGTCAATGATAATAACACCAATCCCACCCATTTCTTGGGCAAGTTTTCGAGCTTTTGAACGAATTTCTGAAATACGAATACCTGCTGTATCATCTACGAAGATAGGAGCATCATAGAGATTGCTTTGAGCATGAACAAGCCTTCTCCATTCGTCTGTACTTAAATTCCCTGTTTTTAAATGATAAGTTGGAACCATCCCCTCTGATGCCACCATCCGTTCAATTAAGTCTTCTGCTCCCATTTCGAGTGAAAAAATAACAGTTGGTTTATTTTCTTTCACAGCTACATGCTTTGCTATATTCAACGCTAATGCAGTCTTACCCATAGCAGGACGTGCAGCAAGAATAATAAGGTTATCCTCATGAAGACCTGTTGTAATCTTATCTAATCCTATGAAACCTGTAGAAATACCTGTCACAAATCCATCTGTCTGCGATCGAGTCTCAACTATTTGCATATGTGTGTCTATGATATCGGCCACATTACGAAATCCAGTACCTGCATTTTGATTACTGATATTGAGTAAGGATTTTTCAGTTTTAGCAATGATGTCACCAATCGATACATCACCTTGGTAGGCACTAGATAATGAATCAGACAAGTCAGCGATGACTTTCCGAAGAGTTGCCTTCTCTTTTACTAATTTTGCGTAATGCTCCACATTTTTTGAAGTTGGTGTTGAATTTACTAACTCGACAACGTAGTTTATACCACCGATATTTGAGATGTCACCTTGATTGGTAAGAGCAGACACCATAGTCGTAGCATCGATTGGCTCACCTTTTTCAAGCAATGACAACATAGTTTTAAATACAATCTTGTTGGCAGGCTTGTAAAAATCGTCAGGAGTTAATTCGTCTGCAAGTGATATCATCGTTTCCGGTGAGATAAAGACAGCACCCAGAACCGACTGCTCTGCAACTAGATCATGAGGTAGTATTCTAAAATCTTCACTCATACACTCTTCCTCCAGTAGCTTTCTAAGTCAATATTCATGACAGCAGCAAGATTCTTCTGCTCGGTTAAGATTTGTCTACGGTAAGGAGCTAGACCAGCTTGTCGCTCCTCCTCGCTTTGTGGTAAGTAATACCCGTTCGGTTTCGTCTTCTTAGCTACAATAGGGTGTCTAAAATTAACTCGAAGACTTTCAATGACTTCTTCTAACTTACGTTTTGAGAGTCCAGTTTCTAAACGTATTTCACTTGCTTGAATTGGAA